GGTGCAGTGAAGGAAAGCACCTACTGGATAAACAAAGTAAAACTACGTCGATTGCCTGTGGACAAGCTGATTGATCAGAAGCTCACCACACTGAGTTGGGCACTGAACGAAAGCGTGGGCAAGCCACAGGGTCGTAGCATGCATTTGACACCGCTAGGCGTTTACACAGTTTTTGAAAACCTACAAAGAATTGCTGAGCTTGATAAAGTTCCAACAGATGAACTGTCACCTGAAGAAATAGCTCGTAACGAACGTATACAGAAAATGTATCAGGCTACCCAGGGTCGAGGTTTAGAGAGAGCTGCTGATGGAAGATTAGTGGGTTTTGTTCCAGATCCCGATGATCCTGAAGGTCCAGGGCCAAATGCTCAATTGTACTATGATGACGACTTTAATCTCATAGGAACATCTAAACCTATTCCTGGCTTAGAAATATCTACACCGGCACCTAAGCCAACGCCTACTCCTGCGCCCACACCTGCACCCAAGCCAGGTCCGGCACCAACACCGGCACCCAAGCCAGGCCCTACCCCGACACCAGAACCACGAGACGTTAAAGCGGGTGATCCTGGTGTAATTACAGTACCGAACAGAAAACCAACAATACCAACACCTACTCCAGAGCCTAAATTGAATTTTGGCTCTCCAGAAGATACTATTAATAGAAGCCGACGTAATTCTGCAACAACAGTACCACTAAACCCTACTCCTGCGCCTACACCAGCACCAACACCTACCACACCAACAGGCGATGCCGCTGGCCCGGGTCGTGAAGCATTGCCAGACTTGCTTCGCCCCGACATGTCCGACGCTCCAACACAGCCTGCTGATCCTGCAAAAAAGAGCTGGTTTGGTCGTGGACTTGATGCATTAGATCGCGGTACCAAGGCAGTAGGCGGTGCATTGAGCACTTTTGGGCGCCAGCTCACAACCAATGTCACAAAAGAAAAACTCAAGATGAACTGGCACCAAGCTGGCAAGCCTACTGACAGTGATCAACTGTCTGCTTGGTTGGTCAAGCAAGGTGTGCCAATTGGCGTTGTGAACGGTGTTTATGAAAAGATGGGACTGCCAGTTTCTGCAGAACCTGTTGCCGCAACTGAACCTGCCGCAACTGATGCGCAGGCCAGAACTGGTGGCGCACAAAAGTCCATGTCATTCTACGGTACCAATCCAGTTACTCAGAAGCCCTGGACTTACGACGAGTTGCAGGCCAAAGCCAATGCCGGTAAAACACCAGCGGCCGATACGCCTACTGATACTACAGCAACAGATACTACAGCAACTAACACAACACCTGCACCAACTGCCACTAAAACAACTGCTGGTGGGCCCGCAGGATTCAACGCTGGCAATGTCTTCAAGCTACCTGGCATGGAGAAGTATGCTAAATCTACTCCTGCAAAGACACCTAACTTTGCAGGTGGTCCCACAGGATATGGCAAAACTACTATGAGCGTCAAGCCTATGACTGGTGTCCCAGGTATGAAAACTACTCCTGCACCTGCGCCCACAGCAGCTCCTGCTGGTACCAAAGTAACCTCAGGTGGCCCAACACCAGACGAAAAAGCCAAACTAGATCAACGTATTGCACAGGCATTGAAACAACCAGTAGCAGAAATGTTACAAATGGTTGAAACCAAAGAAGATGTGCAAAAGATCAAACAGTTTGTTGATCAAACATTTACTCGTTACGGTGCTGTAAGCGAATCAGCATTTGCTGTGCGTAACAAAATTATTGAGCATGTGACACAAGCAGGTGCTCAACGTCGTAGAGAACACAGCCGGAAAGCGGCCCACTAACTCAGCCTTAGGACCGAGTGGGCGGCTGCTGCCTCAGATGTCGGATTCGCTACCTGATATCGAAAGTGAGCATAATTACTTGCATGGCTCGACTCCCCGATTATTTTGATCAAAACATCATAACGTCGAGTCACGACCTTGGACAACAGGCCTTGGTACGCTACATATATCCTGAATTCCTTGACCTTGCCTGGCCCAAAGATACTTTGTTTGCATTAAACTTGCAATGGCCTACCGAGTGGTGCAAACTGCCCACAGCTCACAGTTTGTATGTGTTGTCATTTCATCTAGAGCAAATGGATGTGGAGTTTGTAAAACATGTAGCACAAACAAACACCAGTAGCCGGATTCTAGTCATAACCGACAACGATGTTGCGCCCGGAACTTGGTGGCCAACCAACTGTGAATTTGTATCTTGGATCACATGGCATAAACAATTGGATCAAATTGCGTTGTTGTACGGCATAGCTGCAGAACCCAATCAACCAACACACAAGATCAGTAGTCTATGTTTCCGAACGGACCAGTTCAAACACTATGTCACTGGTTACTTGCTCAAACATGCCAATGCAGATGACTGTGTTATCAGTTATCATGGCCGCCATCAATATCGTTACTTCTTTGAACCCACAGGCAGAAAACCCTTGGACAGCGTCCTGGCATTTATGGAAGCAGAACAACCGCACTTGGAACTAGATGGGTTTAATGCCGGTAAAAATTATCCCATGGCCAATTGCGACTGGCGTGTTGCGCCTTATACAGATGCTGCGGTAAATTTTACCAACGAAGGATTTCACTACAGTTACACCATCAAGGATGGCGTGGATTTTTATTGGCCTGGTCCGTATGTGACAGAAAAAACATGGAAGCCATTGCTGGCAGGTTGTGCGTTTGTGAGTGTGGGGCAGGCACACATATATCAATATCTGGAACAACTGGGCCTGCGTTTTGATTATGGATTAGATTTGAGTCACGATTCGGAAACACGGGACTTTGACCGGATTGAGAAAATTTTCAATGTGATTGATCAGGTGCTTGATCGCAGTACACAGGAATTGACTGAGCTTACCAAACACAGCACACAACATAATCTAGACTGGATAGCCAGTGGCCACTTTGGAACACAATGTTCCAATCGTAACAAAAAATCATTAGAACAAATTAGATCCAAACTTGTTGACTTGTAACAAGTAACCGTGTAAACTAGTACATTAAAGGAGATTTCTATGTCAGCAAAAACATTCAACGGCGATCAAAAGATCAAACTCACCCAAATCATCAACGAGGGCATGCAGGTCATGCACGAAATTGATACCTTACAAGGTGGACTCAATGACACCATCAAAGCCATTGCTGAGGAACTGGAAGTGAAACCGGCTATCTTGAAAAAGGCTATCAAATTGGCACACAAGGCTGAGTTCGGCAAGGAAAAACAAGACCACGAGACACTTGAGACTATTTTAGAAACTGTAGGTAAAACCCTCTAAATGTATTCTGTATTTCAACACTGGGATCCACTAAAGGTCTGTGTGGTAGGAAGAACTTACGATCCAGAATTTTATTCATGGATCCAGAATACCAACATGCGTCAACGTTTCCAACGCATGGCCGAAGAAACCGAACAAGACTATCAAGGTCTTATCAATCTATTGCAAAAAAAATTCGGCGTACAAGTAGTGAGACCACAGTTGCCCGAAGATCTATCAGTGTTAAAAATAAATGATCGATGGATACAACCACCAGTAACTCCTAGAGACTATTATCTGATGATCCATGACCAGCTATGGGTTCCTACTGTGCCTAACCGTAGTCATGCAAATCATGTGTTTAATAGTCAGACAACATTGGACCGACAAGAATTTGATCGTAGAGATCAACAGCAACACACTGCCAAACTCATGTGCTATCAGAATATTTTTGATCTAGTTCAGCAACAGGGCAATCAAGTGAGGCCAACTGAACTAGATGTTGTCAGTGGATGCTTTGTAAGTCGAATTGGCAGGGATTTATTTTTTGCCACACAAAGTTATGATGAAGATCAATCTGTACTTAAAAACAAAGTTGATCAGTTGTTTCCAGACACTCGTAACAGAATTGTCAATGCAGGAGGTCACGGTGATGCAACATATTGTCCAGTTGCACCTGGCTTGATCATAAGTTTGCGTGACATTCCTACTTATGCTGATACATTTCCTGACTGGGAAGTGATATACTTGCCTCCTAGTAATTATGCACACATGAGAGAGTTTGAAGGGTCCATGAAAAGTACCAAAGGGCGATGGCACATGCCAGGCTTTGAGTATGATCAACACCTTGTGAACATGGTCGAATATTATTTTGATACTTGGGTAGGACAAGTGAGTGAAACAGTGTTCGACGTCAACATTTTGATTGTGGATAATAAAAACATTGTTGTGTCAGCCCACAATGATCAAGTTGAATCGGCTTGCGCTAGACATGGCATTGATGTTCATGTTGTGCCATTCCGTCACAAATATTTTTGGGACTGCGGTATTCATTGTGTGACCAATGATTTACATCGTGAAGGAACAATGCAAACTTTCCTTGAGGATCCGCATGGTCAATGACCTGTACAAGGATCAGTTGATGCTGCACCACCCCAGTCGAGACTGGAGTAAGGTAGTGTTGAAAACTGTTTCCCAAGTGCTGGATCACAATAACTGGAAAATTAATTCTACCAATCGTAAAGACCATGCAACATACACAAAAAACAACTGCACTCTTGAAATAAATTTTTGTCATAATCCAGTCAAGGAGGATCAAAGAGATTACTACATTACTGACGGAGTTGTAAATTCTCTGGATTGGAAAACCATAACCTTGGCACCTGAGTACTTTGGTGTGTATCATTACAATTTTGACTATGTCAATTCGAAACCCACAAAAAAATTCAACTGTTTTATAAATCGAGGATGTCAATTTAGACAAAGTTGGATGTACCAGTTTGTTCGTCGATCTCTATTGGACCATGGGCACATAAGTTACTGGTGTGAGAATCGATTGGGCCCGTTGTCCGCTAGTGAAAATTTTGAATCTTTGTTGATTGGCAATGAAATTTTTAAAGATGAACATCAACAATTACAGGGAAAAATTCCATACAAAAATTTTACATGTTCGATAGAAGACGCCATACTTGATAGTGAAAGAACTGTGATACTTGAAACATTTTTTGATGATCCTGACGCCAATGTTTTTACTGAAAAGACCTGGCGTAGTATACAGTTACCGAGACCCTGGTTGTTGTTAAGTTCTGTTGGTGCAGTGTCATGTTTGCGTGATTGGGGGTTTGATGTGTTTGATGACTATATTGATCACAGTTACGATCAAGAGCCGTTGAATTTTAAAAGACAAACAATGATCCTGGATCAGTTGTCTACACCTATTGATTATACAGATGCAGTACTTGAAGATTTTGAACAACGAGCACAACGCAATCAACAACTGCTGTTAAAATTGCGACTGGCCTGGCCCGACAAATTTAAACAAGCTCTTAAAGAAATTGCTGCATTGGAAATTACTTAACAAATGTATTCTGTTTTTCAACACTGGGATCCGTTAAAGGTATGCGTCATAGGTACGAGTTACCCGCCGGAATTTTATAGATGGATCCAAGACGCAAACACACGCCAACGATTTGAACAGTTGGCAGAAGAAACCGAACAAGACTATCAAGCCCTTATTAGTTTATTACAAGGCAAGTTCGGAATCCGTGTGTTGCGGCCTCAACTGCCTGTGGATCTCAGTTCGTTGAATATACAAGGTCGCTGGATGCAACCACCGGTTTGCCCCAGAGATTACTTTGTCATGATACAAGATCGACTGTGGGTTCCCACTGTGCCCAATCGTATACACACGGATCGTGCATTTGCAAGACAAAATATTTTGAATCGTGAAGAATTTGATCGGCAGGATCAAGCACAACTCAACGCCAAACTAAGTTGTTACACAGACATTTTCCAACATGTTCGTGATCAAGGCAACACAGTGCAACAAACAGATTTGGATTTTGTAAACGGTTCTTTTGTGAGTCGCATTGGTAAAAACTTGTATTTTGCCACACAAGAATACAGCGAAGATCAAGCGGCATTGCTCGCAACAGTGAACACACACTTTCCCACCACACACAACAAGATTGTGAATGCAGGTGGACACGGCGATGCTACATATTGTCCAGTGACTCCTGGATTGATTATTAGCCTACAAGATATACCCACATACGCTGATACATTTCCTGACTGGGAAGTGGTATACTTGCCACCCAGCAACTATGAACACATGCGTGAGTTTCAAGCCAGCATGAGAATCAATCGCGGTCGTTGGCACATTCCCGGATTTGATCAAGATTCTAATCTTATCAACACAGTAGAATACTACTTTGAAGACTGGGTTGGCAACGTCTGCGAAACTGTGTTTGATGTCAACATCCTTGTGATTGATCACAAGAACATTGTGGTGAGCAGTCACAATGATCAAGTTGAGCAGGCTTGTGCCAGACATGGTATTGAAGTACACGTTAGTCCTTTCAGACATCGCTATTTCTGGGACGCAGGTATTCACTGCATCACCAATGACTTGGATCGACAAGGCACTTTACAGAGTTTTTTTAAATGACCAAATGGTTGGATACGTTATTCCCAAACGATGTGTCTGTTGGGCATGCTCAATTTGATTTTTGGTATCGCCGTTATGGATTTATGAAAAACATCGACCTTGATCGTGTGTGCATGCTATTGAATTCAGATGGGCCGGCTGTTGATCTTATACAATTGACCCCACAACATAAATCCATACTGTTTACTAGTTGCGCCGAAAGCCCAAGATACGACGATGTAAGGGCATTGGGTCTTCGATATCCTGACGTGCCCGTTGTGTGGTTGGCTGATTTAGATCCATATGACTATCCATTGCCCAGCAACGTGACACATATCAAATATCGTCATTATTACATCAGAATGGAAATGTTTCATGACTGCTTTGATGTATCTCAAGTTTTGAGAGTCAAAGACAAAAAGATCAAATACAAGTTTAGTAGTCTGAGTTACTTTATGAGACAGGCTCGTGCAACAGTTACCGCCGCGTTGTGTAACTATGCCCGAGCTCAAAGTATCATGAGTTGGCATTTGCTTGATAATAGTCCTAGCACAATTCAAAAAGATCTTATACAATCGTTTCAGGACAGCCCAGTATTCAGTGACCTTGACTGGAGTGTGTTGGAACAAGAACTAACTGTAGACGAGTACAACTGGGGGCGTAATACAGTTAAAAATAACATGATGGATATATTCAATCCAGCGTTTGAATCATCGTTGTGTAATTTTAACAATGAGACTGACAGCATGGGCTGGCTTGACAACGGCCAAGAACGTTATAATCGCCCGGGGCCTTTTATCACAGAAAAAACTTGGAAAACTTTGCTTACCGGTTGTGTGTTGCTGAACTCTGGTCAACCACGTACTATTGAATACTTGAAGAACGATTACCATCTGCCTCTGGACTACAGCATTGACCAATCACACGATTCTGTGCAACAAGACTTTGATCGATTCCGTTTGGTCATTGACATGGTCAAACAGTTGGCCCAGGTTCCATTGCAAGATCTGATCGATGCTAACATAGACACTTGTGCTCAAGTACAAGACATCCTATTAGATCCTGCGTTTTTAGAAGAACCCAGAGCCTACAATCGTACGCAAGATGAACGGATTGCAACCCTATTGTCATGAAAAAATTATTTACATTTGGGTGCAGTTTTACCAAGGACAATTATCAAGATACCTGGGCAGATCTGCTGGCACAAGATCTCAATTTAGAATTGCACAATCATGCTGAACGTGGTGCCGGCGCAGATTATGTTAGCAAAAGAATACTAACATCAGACATTGGCATTGATGATCTCGTGATAATAATGTGGCCCAGTGCCGACCGGTACGATCTCTGGGCAGATCAGACCACTCCTCATCTGTTGCAAGACTATGTACATGCCAGTTGGCCAGATGGCACACAGCCTCAACTGGTAGATCTACATGGTCAGGCTCAGCTGGACCAAGGTTACATATTAAACGGTAGTGTTCCTCGTGGATACAAGCACAAATATTTTAAATATTTTTACAGTCCATATCAGGCTGTGCATAATTGGTATACTTCGATTATCACTGCTCAGTTGTATCTAGCGACCAAAGGCATCACATATCACATGATGACTGCGCTGCCATTTGACTGTCCAATCAACTATCATCACGGGACTTTTACCAAAGAGATCAAAATTACTGATCATATTGATCTAAGCAAGTTTGCTGACATTGGTGGATTTTTGCCCTGGGCAATCTCAACGTCTCAGCCGTTTTTGAATGCACACTATCCTGCAACAATCGCACATCAACAGTACATAGATACTTTTTTGGCGCCATTGTTAAAAAATGCTTGACTTTATCAAAACAAATAAGTACAATATAGAATCGCTCACTCAAAGAGCATGTATCACGGCTAACCGGCCACAAACGGAGAACAATGAGTTATATTGACGCACTATTTGATCGTGAACACGATCGTATTCATACTGTAGAACGACGCAATGGTGAGCGGGTCTACAAAGAGTATCCAGCAAATTACATTTTTTACTACGATGATCCACGTGGAAAGTTTAAAAGTATCTACGGCACATCCGTATCAAGATTTTCTACGAGGAATAACAAAGAGTTCCGCAAGGAAGTGCGTGTTCACAGCCATAAGCCGCTTTATGAAAGCGACATCAATCCAATCTTTAGATGCCTTGAAGAAAACTACAAGGATCAAGATGCGCCTGAGCTTCACACAGCGTTTTTTGACATTGAGGTGGCTTTTGATCAAGAACGCGGTTTTTCCCCGGTATCGGATCCTTTTAACCCAATTACTGCAATTTCAGTCTATCTCGACTGGCTAGATCAACTGGTCACATTGGCTGTGCCGCCCAAACATCTAAGTTGGGAGACTGCACAAGACTTGGTTAAAGACTTTGAAAACACCATCTTGTTTGCTGAAGAGTCGGAAATGATCAAGACATTCTTGGATCTAATCGATGATGCAGACGTGGTGTCGGGTTGGAACTCAGAAGGCTATGACATTCCTTATACTGTGAACAGATGCACTAGAGTGTTGAGCAAAGATGACACACGCAAATTCTGTTTATGGGGGCAACTGCCCAAGAAGCGCATGTTCGAACGCTTTGGTGCAGAGAACGAAACTTATGACTTGATTGGTCGTGTGCATATGGACTATATGCAACTGTATCGCAAGTACACATATGAAGAACGTCACTCATATAGTCTAGATGCCATTTGCGAATACGAACTAGGCGAACGCAAGACACAGTTCGAAGGTACCCTGGATAGTTTGTACAATCAACACTTCAAGACATTTATTGAGTACAACCGCCAAGACACATTGCTGATTGGCAAACTGGACAAGAAATTGCGTTTCTTGGATCTAGCCAATGAACTGGCACACGCTAACACAGTACTATTACAGACCACCATGGGTGCTGTGGCCGTGACTGAACAGGCCATTATCAACGAAGCACATGAACGTGGCATGGTTGTGCCCAACCGCAAGCAACGCCTTACAGACGAAGACACACAGGCCGCAGGTGCTTATGTGGCATACCCCAAGAAAGGGGTGCATGAGTGGATTGGATCAGTGGACATCAACAGTCTGTATCCGAGTGCAATTCGTGCCATGAACATGGGTCCAGAGACTGTGGTTGGTCAACTGCGCCAGACCATGACTGATCGATTGATCAAGAGCAACATGGCCAAGGGACAGAGTTTTGCGGCTGCTTGGGAAGGCATCTTTGCCAGCTTGGAATATACTGCTGTGATGAATCAAGAGCGTGGCACTGAGATCACTATTGACTGGGAGAACGGCGAAGAGTCGGTACACTCAGCCGCAGAGATCTGGAACATTATCTTTGACTCAAACCAACCCTGGATCCTCACTGCCAACGGTACTATTCTCACATTCGAAAAGAAGGGCATTATCCCTGGCCTGCTAGAGCGTTGGTACTCAGAACGCAAGGAACTGCAAGCAAAGAAAAAGGAAGCCAAAGATGCCAAAGAAATTGCATTCTGGGACAAGCGTCAGTTGGTCAAGAAGATTAACCTCAACAGTCTCTACGGGGCTATTCTTAACCCGGGCTGTAGATTCTTTGACAAGCGTATTGGACAATCAACCACTCTTACTGGTCGCAGTATCGCCCGGCACATGGATGCTCACCTCAATGAACTCATTACCGGAGAATATGACCACGTGGGCAAAGCAGTCATCTATGGAGACACAGACTCTTGCTACTTCAGTGCTTGGCCTGTACTCAAGAAAGAAGTTGAGGAAGGACGTATGGCGTGGTCAAAAGAGGCTTGTATTCAATTGTATGACAGCCTTGCCGAGCAGGTCAACGAAAGTTTCCCTGGCTTCATGGAACAAGCATTCCACTGCCCAAGAGATATGGGCTCACTTATCAAATGTGGCCGTGAAACCGTAGCAGACCGTGGATTGTTTATTACCAAAAAGCGTTATGCTGTGAATGCCATTGACATCGAAGGCAAGAGACTTGACGTAGAAGGCAAGATTGGTAAAACCAAGGCCACAGGTCTTGATCTAAAACGCTCAGATACCCCTAAAGTTATTCAAGACTTCTTGTTAGAAATTCTAAATAAACTGCTGGCTGGTGCAGGTAAAG